TGATACAGCCACGAAGCAGTAACAAGCTTACCAACTTCAAGGCTTGCACCCATTATAATTACTGGAATTTGAGCGGCAGCAAATATTGCTGCAAGGCCAGCTATACTGTACCAAGCAGCAACACCTGATATCGTTAGTGCAACTAACAGGACAAGATAAGCCATTATTCAGCTTTGTATATTGTCCATGCACCATATATAACAGCTGCACCGGCAGCTATTTTAGCCAATGGTGTGAGAAATAGAACCATAAGACCTAAGCCTATAAGCCACATTCCGTCCCATGACGTTCTTTCTTTTAGTCTATCTTTTATCCAGCTCATTTTACGCTCCTCGTGTTAAAGATAGTAATCTATCTATCTGTGCTTGGATTTTATCCTGTCGATTAGGCCAATGTATATAATCTTTATCAGCTGTTTTCAACAGGTTAACAAGAAGAGGCATAACTAATTTTTCTACTTCTGTAAGTTTGCTTTTTACTTCTTGCTCGGTTGTAGACTTGATTACGTCAAATTCATCATCTAAGTTCATCATCTTTGTGCTTAGACCATTCATTGCTGTAACTAGCGCATCTACTTTTTGTTCGATACGAAGTACGTTGTCGTTAATACCTTCAACGTCTTCTGCTATTGGCTGTGCATCTATCTGTATATTTGATTGTGGTATTTCTTCTACAGCATTAAAACCAAAATCATAATCAGAAAGATACTCTTCTGGTATTGTACTCATTGAAAGAAGTCCTCCAGAGTAACGTGTTTTTCTGTTCTCCAACCTATCGCGTCAAGTATAGTTTTCAAAGGGTCTAAATAAGCCTTTTGAAACTGCAGTTCATAATCTACGTACTTCTTAATATCAAGCTCATCAGGTATTACCGTCTGAAAAGCAATAACGTTCTCATGAATAGTATTGGGTAGTTTAAGATAAACGAACTTTATCTTTTCACCAGAGAAGATAGGTTGATACTTTTTATCCAGCTTATTCTTATTTATGTGATGGTTATAAAGCAATGCCCCTCGTACGTGTATAGGACATCCCTTCCTATAAATGGTGTATCTATCAGCCCATTTCTCAGCATCTGATACACTTCGAGGGAAAGCAACATCTTCAGCAGGAAGAGCGTTGAATTCGTTTCTACATTTTTCAATAAACTCTTGAGTAGTCTCTTCATCAGTATTCATAATAATACCAATAGACTTTTTAAGCATATCACGGCAAGGTTGAGGAGTAGACGACCTTACAACTTCGATACCCATGATCTTAAGTTTAGGTTCAGCGTACTGTACACCTTCAGAGTTATGAACGTTTAGAGCGTAATGCTTCTTACCAGTCCATATGCCCTTGTCAGCAATGACCTCTCGCTTCATTACCATCTTTTGTTCGTAGCCGTTAACGTACTTACAAAGTTTATCGTAAGCTTTCTCAAGTAACGGTTCGAACTTTTCAGAAGCAACCTTATCTAAGAACTTAACACCTTTATCAATCGTGACATCTTTGACCGCTTTATCTACAAGCGTGCCAACTCGAATATAAAGAGAGTCAGTATCGATAGCAATCACATAGTCTTCGTTATCAGTATTGAGTATCTTATTAAGATATTGATTGATAGTTTTTTGAGCCCAGAGGATAGTCAGCTGACCAGTTACAGTAATAGATTCAGCAACACGTATATCGTAATATCTAAAGTATTCGTTAGATAATGCACCATAAAGAGAGTTCATTAAGATCTTTACAGCCATCTGCTGATTGTTGAGAGTTATAATTTCTCGCTCAGTCTCATAACTTTTATCTTTCTGAGCTCGTTGTTCTGCGTCAAGCATTAGCTTCTTGGTAGCAGAACGCTCAGCATACAGGCTTTCAATAATCTCAGGTACAATACCTTTCTTAGTTTTATCAAAGTATTGACCAGTAGCAGTCATACAATAATCTTTAGGTATATCGAACTTATTCTCATCTAGAAGAGCGTTAACGTTTACACCATCACATCTACCGTCAATAACAGTCTCAGGAGACATATTATATTGCATAATGATATGAGGATAAAGAGAGTTAAGGTCGAACGACATAACCCAATCATGCATGCCGTTCTGAGGATCTTTAACGAAAGCCCCTTCTATCTTTCTCTCCTTAGTGTTATCACGTTTCGGAGGAATAACAATATTTCTCTTACGTAACTCGTTAAATAGGAGAGCGTCCCATACACCTACAGAGCCAAACGAATCTGTCATATTGACTAGAGCTTTATAGGCAACAGTCATCGACAAAGTAATCAAGCCCGTTTTATCTTCTAGACGGTCAACGATATCAACGTCTTTAATATTATAGTCGATATACAGTTGATAGTTTTGTTTGTATAGATCGTGAAGGGTACCATACTCAGAATAATCAAGTTTACGTTCACCGAGTACCACGTGAGCAATATTATCTAGTTTATAGTTTTCTTGAGTACCGTACGTATAACCAAACTTCTTAAAACAATCCAGGAAGTCAAGCTGCTGGATACCTCTTACCTCGTAAACTTGTTCTTGGCGAGATGAGAATTGTACGAATCGTTCTTGTAAAAGATTCCAAGGTGAAAGACGCTTAGCCATATCTTGACCAAGTACCTTACCAATTCGATTGACCAAGTAGACGGTATCGAACAGTCTGGAATTCCAGCCAGTAACTACGTCAGGGTAATTAGCTCGCCAATGCTCGAGAAACTTCATAAGAAGCTTTGACTCGGTTTCACAGTCTACATAAACAACTCTATCGAGTATCTCTTTAGGAAGAATAGAATCTTCTTGTTTCCAACTACCAGCGCCAAATACATAGAAGATATTATCAATATTATTCTTTACAGTAATAGCAGTTACAGGATAGTTAGCTTGCTCAGCGTGAGGGAAGCCCTCATCAGATTGTACTTCGATATCAAGAGTAGTAACGTTAATTAAATCGCGATCCCACTCAACACCTCTATTATGGAAAGCGTCAGATATAAACTGATGTACGAAGTTATTATTACCGTAAATCTTAAAGTTTTCTACATCACCATACTCACGCATAAACTCACGAGTATCTCTAATACTACCAGGATTTACAGATTCAACATACTTACCATCTAACGTCTTAAACTTAGTCTTTTGATTAGTTTGTACGTACATAGTAGGCTTGTAAGGTATCTTTTCACGAATACGTTTGCCGTTCTTATAACCACAGAACAGTATATCGTTACCGATGCCATCTACGCTTGTATAGAAAGTTGCCATTAAACGATAATATTTTGCTTAGCAGGAGTTACGATATTGCCGTACATTGTATCATATTGTTCTTTTACTTTGCTGTCTACGTTAGCAATATAAACAATGAAGTTTTTTGATACCGGTATTTCTTTGTCTTCTTTACTAATAATAGGCGACCAAGGTGCAAAGCCAATTTGACCTGCTGTAGTAGGTACAGCTACAATAGCGTCTTTAATAACTAGACGTGTTTCACTATCATGCACTATTGTTGCAACGACATCTTCGCCAGAAGACATACGAATTAATTTAACATCAGACATTATTTTCTCCAAATAAAAGAATGGGGCCACTAAGGACCCCATTATTATATGAACATCTTACAAGAATGTCAAGCAGTTTCTTCGAGTAAAAGTTCTGGTTTTGAGATAGGAATTTTACGTGGTTTGAGCTCATCAGGAACGATGTGCTCGAGTTTAATTGATATTATACCATTATTAAGTTCAGCTCCAGTAACTTCAATATGTTCGGCAAGGTTAAAGGTTCTTACAAATCTTTTCTGTGAGATTCCTTTGTGTACATACTGTAATTCAGTTTCATTATCTAGTCTGGGTCTGCTATCACCTGTCACAGTTAGCATATTTTTATCTCTTTCAATATCCAAATCTTCCATAGTAAAACCTGCAACAGCGAGTTCAATGGCATACTCAGCGTCGCTTAGTCTTACGATGTTGTGAGGTGGATATTGAGGGGCTTGATGTCCTGTAGCTCTTTCAAGCTGCTTAAACAGCTCATCAAAACCTACAAACGAAGCACGAGGGAAAAATATATCATTAGTCATAAAGACCTCCTTTATTAAGCAAGGTTAAAATCGAGACCGGACCATTCCGCATCTCTAAAATTATTTATACCGTTTTTCTACCAATATTGTATTTTGTTACCAATTCCCAGTTATTTTTTTCTCCAAACGATAGAACTTTAATCTGACTCAAAGGCGCAACAGGATCAGCAGTCTTACTTGAATCTACTAGATCAACTAATCCCCACTCTGCTAACAGATTAACTATTGTATTTCTTCTTGAAATATCGCTCTCATCAAAGTTAGTCGGCTTACCGTCTAAGGCAAACAGCTCTTTGAAATGTACTATGTAGTAGCGACCTTGTTTATGAAGAATATGACATGATTGATATAACGTCATATCTTTACGGGAGGCGATACCTATACGAGTAAGAGTTTCTCGTACTTTAAGAAAATCGTCGTCTTGCTTTAGTTTTATTTCTACAATAGAATTCAAATCAACTGCCATTTATTCCACCCTCAAATCTCATGTCTCTCATTTCTTGTAATTGTTGGTCGGTAAAGAGAGAGATCACTTGCTTTGCCTTTTCATAACTATAGCCATAATGACTCATTATTATGTCAAGGTTCTCGTCCTGCTCCTTTTTGAACCATTTGCTAAATCTTTTTCGCTTACGAATACTATTTAGGAAAAATTCAAACTGGAGTTTATTGTCGCATTGATGGCGAATATTCATCTCATTAACAAACAATATGGTATCTGTAAAGTAAGATAAACCTCTGTTAATAAGATATGGCGGATAAAGT